CCCAGAAATAGATGTTCGAGCTTTTAATTGCTTCATGTACGCCAATGGTTGAAAGCCAACCCTTGCTTTAACTTCACAGTCAAACGGTACATTGACAATATCCTTGCCACTACCCCTTCCCACACATGCGCCTTGCCACCAAGTCGATAGGTACTCAGCAACTACTCGCTCTGTGCGAAAACCTCTCGCTCTTCTTGAGTTAGCCATTTACCGCATGACATTTACGGCATTGCCAAGCTCCAACAGAAGGTTGCTCATCCTTAATTACTATGTTAGCAACAATATCTCGAGCCTCTGTAGGCTCATTGCATAATTGACAGTTAATGATTTCAATGAATGGAATATCATCGAAGTTAACCCAACCACCTAATCCATCTGCATTATGTATTTCAATGTATCCCATTATGCTCTCGCCTTCTGTGGTTCCCATGTTCCTTGACTAGATAGTTGATACCAAAGTGTTGGACATTTAGGCTCTGATCCACCAACTCCGATGTGCTTGCAGAAGTAACCACCCCAGGCTCGCCCATTCTTGTTGCCATCCTTAAACTCCATAACTCCATGCTTACAACTTGGCGCTACCTTCTCAGTTCCTAATATCTCTGCAACTGTGTTAAGAGCTGCATCTATTGTTACCGGTGCTGGCACTTCCTTAATAGATTCATCTTGTTCACCGAATGGTGTAGTCCAATAATCCTTCTCAACCTTAGGAGCTGGAGCCTTTACCACCTTTGTCATTTCTTCTCGGCTTGGGCGCTTTCCCTTAGGAGCATAACCTGCATTTGCAAGCGCTCTGCCGATAGCCGAAGTCTCACAATTCTCCAATGCAGAAGTCTGATTGACACCTCTGCTAGTAACTGTTTCCTCCGCGAGTCCAGTCGCCCACGCGACCGTATCTGTAGAATTTTTATACAGATATGCCTTAACAACATATCGATTAGTTTCGATAACTTCCAATTCAGTTGAAATACGAAAATCTGGATAGTCCTTAATAAACTTTTCAAGTCTTACCTCCACTGGTTCATAATCGGCTAGGTTAAACATATAATTCATCCTCCTCGGTTTTTAATTCACAAGCTAGTGCTAGATAAGCACAGGCATCGATATATGAGTCAATGTGTCCTGGGGATTCTTGGATTCTTGAGAGTTTGACCTCGACCATTGCAAGACAAGCTTGGTAGTCCTCGATTGGGAAATCAAGTAAATTGGTAAGTCTGCGAGCAATCCGATCTTGGTTGATTTTCGGATGACCGTAGATTGCACCACGATCTTGCATGACATCGGTTGCACTTTGTAAGACCTCTTTTGCTTTCATTCTGCCCAGAATTCTTGGCGGTTGACAGCTCTACCTCGATGATAACCCTCGCGCAATCCACGCTGATAATTATTGTGCGCCACAGTTTCATATATAAGTGCTAGACCAAATGGAATTACTGCTAAGAAAATAAAGAAAAACCATGTATCACTCATTTTGCCCCCTATCGCACTAGCACCTTCGGCTAGTTACAGGCTTAGTGAACCACAAATATCAGACTATTTTGGTTTATTTTCATAACGAAACGGTAACGATTCTGCATCATCAACCGCATTATCTATTGTGCGCTTGAGAGGGATTATGTCTCTAACGAGGTCGTCCATAGACCTTGCCGTTCACCAGGAATGTGCCGTTCTTCTCGATGTAAATTAGGTCAACTTGGACATTCTTGTTATGTACATACATGATCGCAAAAGCCTGTTGCCAATTAGCCGTTCCTTTGGTGTATAAAGCCTGTTTAAAGTCCATGAGATTGCCTACCTCAACACCATGCAGAACACGCCCCATTCGGCCTCCTATGGCTTCTGAGAAGGATGTGCGCCCTGCTCTGTGAGTGTGTCCAGAGATGATATTGGTTCCCGTACGCCTAGCAGCTTCGAGAGCGCTCATACCGCCATGTGGCTTGATAGGTGTGTGATCGCCATGAACTGCCACCCAACCAGGTGCAAGCGCCATAGGCTTCTTATGAAAGGTAATCCCGAGTTCATCAAACTTCATAAACTTTTCAAACCTAAGTTCCGGCAATGATAGAAAACTAGGTATCTTCTTCATAATGACATTGTAAAGTCGGTCTGTGTGATTTGACCTAATGCAGTCAGTTACGCCTAACTCCCAGAGAAGCTCGACACATCGATCACGATCATCGCCAAGAGTCTGTGAGTATGCCTCGGGCGTGGACTCACTCCATTTACTGATCGTATTAAAATCTATTTCATCGCCGATCGTTACTGTCTGATCTGGCTTGAAGGTTTGTAAGAATTTAGCAATGTTGCGTGTTACATGAACATCCTCAAAGGGAACTTGAAGATCAGACAAAATAACTATTCGCTTAATCGTCATCCTCATCTTCGTAATCGCCGAACCTTTCTGGATCGACTGGAGATGGCAAGATCCAAGCTGGATATGCTGTAGGCTCGATGATGACTGCCAATGCTAAATCGACATCAAATCCTGCTCTACGCAATGCTCGGTACATCTCTTGAAGGCTAATAGCCCAAGCATCAAGAGCTGAATAAGTATCTAGGTCTATAACCTTTTTTCTTGCCATGTGTTAATTGTCACTTCTCTAGGATACGAAGTATGGTTTCGACACGCGCCTCAAGTAGGTTAATTTGATCGCGCATCGATGAGCCACTATTTGGCTTTAGTTCTTGAAGGTAATGCTTTACTAACCAACGCACCGAGCCAATAAATGAACCAATAACGGTCGTAGCAGCAACAGCAAGAACCGCCATGTCCTCCACAGTCATTATCTTTTAGGTGTTGCATATCCAAATATGCCTGACAGTACTGACCAAAGGATTGCTCGGTAATCGACATCAAAGTTAGTTGCAGACCAAGCTGCTAGAAATGCTCCAGCTGCTAGAAATGCCGGGTTCTTTAGTTTCATGATTTTCCTCCTAGAAGTGGGATTTGAAAAAACGAACGATCTTCATCGCCAGCTTTTGTGAAGCTGATGTGAATGTGTTTGATGTGAGGGTTTGTACCCCGGTACTTGACCCAACGCCATAGCGTTCTCTTACTCGCAATTCGCTTGTTAAAAATGACATATGCAATTCGCTTATCTGTCTTGGCGTTAATTCGTATCTGATCGGCAAGGTAATGAGCTGTGGCATCTTTCCCATCGAGAGAAGCATCGAGATCGAAAGCACGGACGAACCCTGTATTAGGGCAAGGGTTGTGATCGCTCTTTTTGGTTGAGTGCCGGGCATCTCCGTAAGTTCCGTCAGAACTACGGTCTCTGTCAACAAAAGCATCATCCGCCTGCTCTCTAAACTGGATTACAGATTTACTGAGTCGAGCTTTCATCCAAGTAGAATTGCAGCTTCTTCGGCTGTAAGACCTAAGCGCTCAAGAATTGCTGCACGATCATTTGCTTTTGCATCGGCTTCTGCTTGTTCCGCTGCAACCTTTTTTGCATGGTCTAAGCGAGCCTTTGTTTCGGCTGCTGTTTCATCGCGCTCAATATCTTCAATTTCGCCTGTTTCGATATTATATGTTCTTTCAATAATTTTCATATTACGCTGCTCCATATACATAGATTGTTCCTGCAGTAAAGTTTGAAGATGCAATAATTGAGACACTTGAAATTGTAGATGTGCCTTTATACCAACCTTGCGAAATATAGGCTGCTGCGCTGTTTCCTGTTCTTGCTTCGGCAGCACCAAGACCTTGAATAATTTTTACACCAGCAGTATTTGCGCCCGTAATAGTCAATGCGGCATCACCGTCTGAATTTGTGTTTGTTGATGTTTGCATAACATAATAAGCACCCGCATTAAATGCGCCAATTCGAGACATATTTGCAGCAGCATAACTTGATGGATATGCAAAGTTTGCACCTATGCACGCATAATTTGAACCCGAATCAGTATTAAAATTAAATTGTATAACATTGCTTGCCGTTGTAGTTTTTAGACCATTGACCAATACCATAATTGAATCCATGCCAGAAATTCCACTTACAGTAATCGTGCTTGCACCTGTAAGAGCTGTGCCACCTGTGTTGAGTAAACTATAGTTTTTGGCTCCAGCAGGGGTAGCCCAAGCAACACCACTTGCTGCAGTTGAATCAGCTGTGAGAACTGTTCCGTTTGCACCAACCGCTACACGAGCGACTGTATCTGCTGCTGTTGCAGCAATTATGTCACCTTTAGCATCAACAATAGTTTTCGCTATACCTGCGCCAGCATTGTTAAATACTGTTGTATCGATAGAAGAACCAAGCGTACGAATGGCTGCTGCACCGTCTTTGACTAGGTCAGTATCATTCGGCGTAGTCCAGCCGTAGTTAGTAGTTGTTGCCATCTATTCTCCTTGATTAGGCTACTATTGTAGCGTTATTCCAGTCCAAAGTAGGACTTATTGTGTTCCATGCCTCTGCGATTGGTACATTGTTCCATCTGAAAGCCTGTAGGCTGAAAGCAACTGGCGAAACTATAACTGTCAAATCCAAAGCGTTAAATCGGCTGCTCCAAGTCCAACCTTCAACAAAGCCTTGATAGCGACCGTCAGCAATGTTTAATGGCAAATCCTCAATGTCAAGAGGTAAGCCCATAAAGATATTTAGTGCCTGATCCCGAGAAGCATCTGGGATATTTGGGTTAGCCATTGGAAAAGTTATAGCCTTAAATTGATATTGAGGGTAAGCCCGAATGTCTAAATAGAATTCAGCCTGAGATTCTGCATCTGCGCCATTTTCAATACTGGTAACTATGTTCTCAGCTTGTACACCATAAGTAGCAATAGAGGTTGCATCTGTGGCAGTTTCTTGAGCATTATTTTTATAGGTAATTGTTACGCTGTTTCGAATATCACCTAAGCGCTTTGAAGTAGCAATGCCAGCAGCATAAGCCCAACCGCCGTCAACATAGGCATAACCATTAGCAGCAAGATATTGACTGCGATGAGTTGAGTCTGCATAACCAATTCGACCCGATGCATCCTCATATATGTATCCAAGACCCGATCGTGCTAAATTGGAAACAAGGCTATATACATCTGTGGTGCTAGAAGATCGAGCAGTAAGTTCATAATCCCCGGGTCTATCAATTTCACCTAATCCCGAATTCTCAGCATTAGCCCAAGTTGTTGTTGCTTCGTAATTTACCCATTCAAGAGCTGCTGGAACTTCATTCCATTGGTTAAACAAGATTTCTGAAAGAATCGTGTATATCTGATCTCCATCATAATCTTTAGCCAATACTCCTTCTGTAAGTGTTTTCGGAAGTTTAGATAAAGCTCCAAGAGCTGTAATAGTTATATCTTGAGTTATTGCTGGCTCGCCAGTTCTGACTTTAATATCTATATCAGAGATGTCTCCACCAAAGATAGGAATATAAGTACCAGTTGAATCTTTGACCTTAATTACTACCGAATCAT